AATATGTTGATGATTGTTCTGAAAAGTATGGTTTTCAAAATCATATAGAGTGTACATATGTAGGAAGAGAGGGGTCAGCACATCCTTACAGAAGTAATGCAAAACGTGTACTAGAATATGCAGATGCAGTATGGTGTATCTATGTACAGATTGCAGATGAAATTCAATCTACAAGAGAAGATTTATTAAAATCTATAGATGAATACCTTCAAGTTTTACCCGAAGCACAACAAGCTCCCGATTCTAGACAACAGTAAAAAGGTTTTCAGTGAAGATACATTATGTAACTGAACCATTCAAGTTATCAGAAATACCTTTAAAGGATGTTTATGTCTTTGATGATTTCTTATCTTCAGAAATGCATCGTGCAATAGATTCACATATATATCGTTCAAGTATATGGTCTAAGACAAATCAAGTTAGAGGAGATAGTCCTACTGGGTTAGCACATCATAGTTTTTGGGGTGCAACATATTTTCGTGGAGTAGAAGGTGGAAGTAAGAAAGTAGTTGATAATGATATGAATCCAAGGGATACTTATCTTGCACAATGGTTTAATAGAAAGATACAAACCGACTTTGGATTTCAGTGGGTCAGATTTCAATACATGGGACTGAATTCACAAACACAAGGTCTTCAAGGAACAACACATGCAGATTGTTCACCTGAAGATGAGTGGAATCTTTCATTTCTTTACTATACCAATAAATTTTGGAATAAGGAATGGGGTGGTTCATTGAGATTTTACGATGAAATGCAACAAGGAATTGATGGTAGAGATGAACATATTAAAAATCATCAAATTGGTGAAGTAGAGTTTAAACCCAACAGACTGTTAATGTTTGACGGAAGAATTCCACATGGTGCAGATGCACCTTCTCCTAAAGCAAGATATATGGATAGAAAATCCATTGTTCTTAGAGGAGACGAAATAAGATTAATAAAAGATACAAGTGAGTGGTTTCATGCCAACGATAGAATTTACAACATTTAATACAAAAACACTAGAGGACTTTAGGCCTGTTCTTGCTAAGAAACTTACACCTGAGTGGTGGAAAAAAACTAAAGTTAATGTTGATGTACGAGGACATAAAGTGCAAACTATACGTTCTTGTCCTGCTATGGATGATTGGTTAAAGAGTGGTTGGTTGTTAACTGCAAATAGAGACATACATGTAGATTTAGAGACTGGTTCTGATAGTACTTTTAAGACAAGAGCTCATAATGGGTATGGTTCTCCATCTCATCCTAATGTGCAGACTGCAAATGCATTTGAATACTTAGGAGATTCAGGCCCTGTTAAGGATGCATTCAAAATGAAGAATCCATGGAACATAATAACTCCAAAGGGGTATTCATGTTTTTACTTAGACCCATTCTTATTTCAAAATGAATACTTTGCAACATGGCAAGGTATAATAGATACTGATAACTTTAATAAAAATATTGATAATGCACAAATCATATTCTACCCTAAAGTAACTCACTCATTTACTATAACAAAGGGTACTCCTCTTTGTCAAGTAATACCATTCAAAAGGGAGACTTGGAATGCATCTTACATTGTACAGGACTCACAAACCTTTACAGAGAATAGGTCTATAGTTACCTCTCATCATGATAACGAGTTTCCTACTATGGACGAGATGGGTAGACATAAGGGTCTATCGGAAGAGGAAAGAAAGATAACTGGTAAGATGGGTGCATATAGAAAACAAGGATACTGGCAAGAGAAAGGTAAAAACTTTAAACAAGATAATCCACCACCTGAATGTCCTATGCATGTGGTCAGTGAAGACACACCTGAAATTCAATTAGAACTTCCAATAGGAGACAATAATGGCAGTTAGATTACTATTTCCTACCTTTATATTTGAAGTAGATTTACTTAATGATGATTTACATCCTAATGATGGACTCACTAAAGAGTACCTAAATCTATTAAAAGATACTATGGATGGAATGAGACAAAGAGACCCCGAAGGACGAAGAATATCTAATGCATATACTGGGTGGCAATCCAACGATGGTTGTGAAACAAATCCAATATTTGCACAACTACATAAAAAGATATCACGAGTCTTTCAGAGAGAGGTTATTCCATTTCATGGTTTGGACTCATCAAATGCAGTCATGCAAATGGGTAATATGTGGGCAAACATAAATGATTTTAGTGCATGGAACAAACCACATTTACATAATGGGTGTTGGTATAGTGGTGCATTCTATATTCATGCAGATGGAGACGAAGGTTCTTTAGATATTATAGATAAAGACTGTAAGGTCGTATCAGACTTTCCACATTCAACTAGAACACCTACATCTTATAGTATTCAACCTACATCAGGAAAGTTAGTGTTGTTCCCTAGTGGTACTATGCATATGGTAGAACCTAACATGACAAACAAAGAACGTTATTCAGTTGCATTTAATATTGAAATGAGATATCAGACTAATGAAGGTAGATATCCAATAAATGAAGATACTTACAATGGGGACGAATTTAAATTTGAAATAGACCCTAATGGAGACCCCATACTGAAGTAGATATCCTAAATAGATATATGGATATCATAGTAAACCCAGCAATTCTTTGGAACGTCATCATAACTGTAATAGTTTTGCCGATTGGATTCCTTGTTCGTTCAATCTTAACGGAACAAAATAGACTAAACATTCTTGTCAATAGAACTAGAGAAGAGATAGCTAGAGACTATGTTACTAGAGACCAAATAGAAAAAGACTTCGAAAGAATCATGGATACTATAACACGTATTGATGAGAAACTAGACAGACTTCAAACAAAGACATACTTCCAAGACTAAAAACGTATAAATAGTATTACAAAAGGAATACTATTATGGCACAACCGAATTCAAAAGACACATTTAAGCAATACATTAAGAGGGCTCTTGGAGCTCCAGTCTTGGAAATCAATGTTGATGATGACCAAATGGACGATAGAGTCGATGAAGCACTTCAATATTTTCGTGAATACCACTATGATGGTAGTGTAAAAACTTATCTAAAACATCAACTTACTGAAGAAGAACTTACTGCATGGAAAACAAACGAAACCCATAATGCCGCAACAACTGGAACTCAGAATATTGCAAACCAAACTTATGGAGAAGGTCAGAACTATATCACACTTCCCGAACATGTCCTTTCAGTTATAAACCTATTCCCATTCTCAAGTGGTGTCAAATCTAATATGTTTGATTTACAATATCAACTTAGACTAAATGACCTTTGGGATTTAACATCTACAAGTATCTTATACTACTCACAAGTGCAATCTCATCTTACAATGATGAACAACATGTTGGTGGGTCAGATACCAATACGTTTCAATATGCATAGTAATAGACTATACATAGATTACAATGCAGATAAACTAACAGCAGGTGAGTTCATTATCATCGAATGTTACAGAAAGTTAGACCCAACAGATATGACTGATATCTATAACGATATGTGGTTGAAGAAATATGCAACTGCAAAAGTTAAATATCAATGGGGTGAGAACCTTTCTAAATTTCAAGGTATTCAGTTGCCTGGCGGAGTTACACTTGATGCACAACAAATAAAACAAGAAGCACAAGAAGAGATTCAAAGACTAGAAGAAGAATCAAGATTGAACTTTGAAATGCCTGTCATGGATATGATTGGTTAATACGGACATAAATTATGCCTACAAATGTATTTTTTAACCATGCAGTAAACACTGAACAACACCTCTATGAGGACTTAGTTGTTGAATCGTTAAGAATGTATGGACATGAAACATTCTACCTACCGAGAGAAATTGTAGAGGAAGATACAATTCTTGGAGAAGATGTGCAATCATCTTTCGGTGATGCATATTCTGTAGAGATGTACTTAGAAAATACGGAAGCATTTGAAGGAGAGGGAGACCTCATGTCTAAGTTTGGTGTCCAAGTAAGAGACCAAGCAACCTTTGTTCTTTCTTTAAGAACATGGGAAAGATTCATATCACTAGACTCTAACCTTGCAACATCACTAAGACCTAATGAAGGAGACTTAATCTACTTCCCTCTTAGTGGTTCAATGTTTGAAATCAAATTCGTAGAACATGAGAATCCATTCTATCAAGTTGGAAAACTATTCGTGTTCAAAATGCAGTGTGAACTCTTTGAATACAGTGGAGAAGATTTCGATACTGGAATGGCTGCAGACTTCATAGAAAACGAACAAGCATACACAATCGAGATGACTATGGCAAGTGGTGGAAGTGGAAGTTATACAGTTGGTGAAGTAATCAATTACAACTCTGCATCTGCTGGAGAGGTCATTGGTTGGGTAGAATCAACACGAACACTTACTATTAAAGATAACACTAGAACACTTGCAATCGGTGATACCTTAGTCGGTGTGTCATCAACTGCATCATATGTCATCGAAACAATTGTAGATGTCTTGACATTTGCAAACGATGGTAATGCACAAAACAAAGACTTTGAAGATAAAGCAGATGGATACTTAGACTTCTCAGAAACCAATCCTTTCGGTGAGGTCTCATAATGTTTGGAACATATTTTTATAATGAAACGATTAAGAGAGCAGTCTCTATCTTTGGAACATGTTTTAATAACATTACAGTTAAGAAAGTAAAAGCAGACGGAACTGTTCTAACCGAACAAAAGGTTCCAATATCATACGGCCCAAAACAGAAATTCCTAGAAAGACTAGCAGAAGATGCTGACCTAAACGATGGTATGAGAAGTGCAATCAGTCTACCAAGACTTGCATTTGAATTAAATGGTTTTAATTACGACCCACAAAGACAACAAAATAAACTAATTAGAAATACAAGAACAACAGTTGAAGCAGATGATATCGGAAAGAGAGGGTATCAATATCAACCAGCACCTTATGACTTGAACTTTACACTAAGTGTTCTTGCAAAGAACATGAATGATGCATTACAAATCGTAGAACAGATATTACCATATTTCCAACCCGAGTATACAGTCACTATGAAAATGATTGATACTATGACTGATTACAGAGATGTACCGATAGTATTGAATTCAGTTGCAATGAATGATACTTATGAGGGTGGATTTGAAGAAAGACGTGTAATAGAATATACACTAGAGTTCACAATGAAGTTATACATGTTCGGCCCTGTTTATACTGGTGAAGTTATCAGAAATGTTATTGAAAGAGATTACATTGGTGATGGTAATGATGCATTTACAAGTACAGAAATAGATGCAGCTGGTCTAGTCAAAGAGGTCAAACACTATGAACCTGCGTTCTCAGCAGTTTCAAATGCAGTTTCAGGTTCCACAACAGTGACCTTTCCTACTGCAATAAATAGTTCTATAAGTGCAAATGATGAGGTATTCGGAACAAACCTATCAACTAATCCGACTGTCTCAAGTATTGCAGAAGATAAACAATCAATAGTAGTGTCTAGTGCAGTTACTATAGATGCAAACACTACACTTAAATTTGTAGGTTCTGTAGATGCAAACGATACATTTGTAATTGCAGAAACTGTAAGTTTTTATGATGACGGAGCTGGTTCTACATTTACTGAAGACAAGGTCACCGATGCGAGTTAACTATGAAAGACAATATAGACGATAAGTTAAACGACTTATTAGATATCGATACAGAAATCAAAACAGTAAGTTCCAATGTAGTAAAGGTCACTCCTCGTTCAGAGAGTATTGAGAGTGACTATAAGTATGCACGTGAGAACCTCTACAACCTCGTAGAGAGGGGTCAGGATGCAATTGAAGGAATACTCGAACTATCTAAAGAAACCGAACACCCGAGGGCATACGAGGTCGCAGGACAGCTTATAAAGACTGTCGGTGAGACTGCAGAGAAACTACTTGATGTGCAGAAAAAGATTAAAGATTTAGAAAAAGATGACGAAAGGAAAATAGGTACACAACACAATCACCTATATGTGGGGTCTACTTCAGAACTACAAAAGTTCCTAAAGAAAGAGAAACAAAAAGAATAGAGTATGGTTGCAAAAATTAATGATGGTTATCTTGGTAATAATCTTGTAAAACGTGCTGGTGTAGAAACCAAGTATACGGATGAGGAATTACAAGAGTACATAAAATGTTCTAATAACCCTGTTCATTTTATAGAATCATATTGTTCCATTATATCATTAGATGAAGG